ATCTCTCAAATTCTGAGACTCTATCAGAACCAACTACGATATTAACCTTTTCAAATCCATCTTCAAAGATGTTCTTTAATACATCAAAAATAGTTGCAAGATTTGCAGAATTAACAATCTTTTTCTTGAAGTCTGGAAACATCTTCCTCATGTACTTAATTTTAAGAGGAGGATTTATTGGGTCTGTAGTATTGTTTTGTTTTCTTGATGGATAAACTCTCAATTCACCACCAGATGCAATTTGTTTTGCCTTATCTAAGACTCTTTTATGACCAATTGTAGGTGGATTGAAACGGCCCAGAACAATAGTTATGGTTTTATCCGCCTGAATATCTTCCGGAGGTTTTTCCTGTCTAGGTGGTCTAATGCTCTTACGATTACCTCCAACAGCTGGTTTTGCCTGTGGTGGCTGTCTTTCGGCGGCTGGGTTAATTTCTGCCTCTGGTTTTTCCGGAGTTGGCGATTTCTTCTGTATGAATTGCAAATCACCCTTTAAGGTCTTGGCAATAAGTTTACCGGAACGGTCAACCCACCCTCCATGCTTATTTGAAATGAGCCCGAGTCTAGATGCCTTTTCGCTAGCTCGGCTTCCACGATATTCTAATAAGAAATCAGAGAAAGTCTTCATTGTGTTCCAGTTGTCATATTAGTAATTTAAGAGCCACTCCGGCAGCAGTATATCCAACATACTTTTTGAGTTTCTTTCCCTGCTTGGAATTAGATGCAATCTTTCCTAGTTTTTTAATCTTACGACCAACAGACCGAAGAACTCTCCGGCCCGTTGAAATTTTTGCTTCGGTTAGAAACTCATCAAATGTTTTCATATACGTCTATTTATTACTTAATAACAAAGTCGTATTCTGCTACATCTGTAAATTGCCTTGCCATTATTATTTATAGTATAATCACTTATTTAGTCTATTTGACAAATATGAAGGACATTCAATATGAATGATTTCATCTTCATCATCTTCAATATCCCCGGTAAGAACAAAATTAGCCAATCTATCAATAACTGTAATAGCTCTTTCTAGTGAAGGATTTGTGCTTGGAATCTTATCAATTATCATCCGGGTAATCTCAAATCTAACTTGTTGCGGGTCCATTTTAATTCCTCTTTGGCTTTCCGTAGGTTCTTCGGGTGTATAATCGGTCATAATATTTTGTTAAACATCTACACCGGGAACCATTTTTTCAATTTTAAAGTGCATTGAATCAATATCACATACGGAGATATAAAAAATATATGCATTTTCACCTTCAAGGGTATCGAGTTGTCTTTGAATGCCTTCCATAGAAGTAAAATTAGTTGAAGATGTATAGCCAGCTGGATAGCTAGAAAAAGCATCTTCTAAAATTTTGATTTGCGCTTTGGTTAGTTTCATTTTTGCTTCGGTTATATTATTCGTCAATTTGGCCATATCTTAGCTTAAATTTATCGGGGGCTTTTAATAAATAAACACCATATAATAGGCAATTATTTAATTTTGAGCAATAGTTTACAAATTCATCTTTGCTGAGTATAACTGTTTTACAATCATAAGATTTATGATTGTAAATAAAAGTATGAAGAGTTAAGAATCCAATAAAATAAGGCTTAATTTGATTAAGCATTTCATTCAAATCTTCTTTAGGTTGAGGCAAATCTGACCAGTTATTAATATTTTTATTTAAAAAAACATTCAGGAACTCGTCAAAATCTTCGGCAACACCATACACCTTTTCGGGTAAAGGTTCATCTTCCCATTTATCTAAAATGGACCATTATAAAAATGTTCAATATTTTTAGATAAATTTTTAACATTATTAGTTTGCTCTACAATATGAGAATGGATTACAGATTCAATAAAATATACATTCCCATTATATTCTAAAGATTCTTCATCTAAAAGAATTGTAACTACACCATCAACCGATTGAGCCCACTTATACGCATCCAAAACTAACTGTTTAGTTAACCCCTCGGTTTTAAATCTCTCTATAAGATCATCAGCTACATTACACGGAATAGAAAATGTCATAGGTCAACTTCTCCATATCGTATAATTATAGAATAAATGAGAGTATCCGTTAAAGCATCAACTGAAGCACAGAAATCTACATCATATAAAATTAAATTTTTCTTACTTTCCAAAAAATCTATAACTTCCATTTTAGCGTCTTCTGCGGAGGTTTTAGTAGTTTTAGCAGATTTTGCACTATATACGTTTGATTCATATATAAACACCGGAGTTAAGCAAAACCCAATAAAGTTATTCTTAATAGTTTCAATGAACTCTGTGAGATTAATTGGTGTATGATTTCTTTCTTGCGATTGAATTATCATTGCATTTTCACTATTTGTAGATTCTAATACAGCTTTCCACTTATCATACAGAGATTCGGTATATCTGTTTTGTCTAAATTCTAACCACTGCTCATAACTACAAACGGTGCCTATCTCGAAGGAAGGTGTATTTGTCATACGTCACCTTCTTCACGGTTTTCGGAACGACTTGCCACAAATGTACCCTCGGGATAACGGGCAGATAGCTTCTCAAAATTCATTTGAAGAACCTCATCAATAGTTGTACCTAGAGCAGTACAAGCCATTTGTAGATAAAATTGCACATCTCCCAATTCTCTCTTTAAATGGAATACATTCTCTTCAGTATAAGGTTTATTTTGCCACAAAATCTTTTTTACAACCTCTGTGAATTCTCCAGCCTCGGCAGATAGGCCATATGCACTCGTTAGTAGTTGCGGAACGCTTACACCTTGTTCGTGTAGTTCATCAATTCGGGCCTTAAGAGCCTCAACATCTGAAGAGGTTTTTGATGTTACTTGAGTAACAAAGTTTGCATAATCAGTTGTAGTAATTTGTTGTGTCATGTTATTCTCCAAAATTAAAATTCTTAAACTTAGACTTAAAATCTTTCTTATCAGTCTCTGGATCCATATTTTCAATAAGATCGGCTTGTGCCTCTTGTTCTACATCATATAGCCTCATCTTTGCCCTATCTATACCAACTGTAAACCTGCGGTGAGGGTCTAATGCTCCATAGCGGTTTTTGAGCTGTTTAATAAGAATCTGATTGAGACCCTCTAGTTCTTCGGTTGAAATGAGACCAAACATATAATCAACCGTATGCGTAATCCCAATACTTTCTGAGGTATCGGCTAGGCTCAAGTCTGAGCTGGCCATCGAATTCCTATTCGTTTGGGTTGCGCTAATAACCGGAACATTAAATTCAACAGCTAATGCCCGCACCTCTTCGGCAATAGATTTTACAATTGTATAACTATTTGCCTGCCCGTTACTCTTATACCGACTTGATGCACAGATATTTAGGTAGTCTACTACAATGACATCGGGAATAAAAGTCTTCTTCAGCTTAAGTTCGTTTATAAGAGCCCTAAAGTGACCAGCATGTGCCGATACTGGTGGATACTCTTTAACAATTAATTTGCCATGAGTTTTAGCCGATAGTCGCTTAACTTTTGAATCAAATTCTGCTTTGGAAATCTTTGAAAAATCCTTAATATCAACATCAAGAAGATTCGCATCAATTCTTTGAGATATTTGTTCTTCGGACATCTCCATGGTTATATAGAGAACATTTTTACCCCGAAGAAGATATGATGCAGCAAAATGACCCATTACCAAACTTTTTCCGACACCCGTAGACGCAATCAGAACCGTAAGAGTTTTATCTAATAGCCCTCCACCAGTAATCCTATTAAAATAGGACAGGTCAAACGGTAGCTTTTCCTCCTTGCGAATATAAGATTCATAACGAGCATCAGAATCTTCAATATAATCGTGTCCAATATGACTATCAAAACTTACGGCAAGTGCATCACTAAGAATTGAAGGAATTGCTTCTTTGGTTAGTTTCGGATCACTACCATCTGCAATTTGAATACATTCACGAATTGCGAGATAAATTGACCTATCTTTACACCATTGCTCTGTTGTTTTTAGAAGCCATTCTTTTTCGGCAGGTTCATCCGAAAGTTCAGAAATGATTTTGGTGATTTCCGAATAACCCTCCTCGTTTAGATCTGAACGTTTTTCTAGTTCAATAGAAAGTGATTCAGGTGTAGGAAGTGCATTGTATTCAGTTGTAAAATTAGATATTTCTGCATAGAGAATTTTTTGTAGATTATCTATGAAGTATTCCTTTTTTATGAAAGGGAGAACCTTTCTTGTGTAGTCTTCATTATAAATTAAGTTTCTTAAAATTAGGGCTTCAGTTGATTCCATTCATTATTATTCATCGGTTTCATCATCATCTTCAAGTTCTACTGTCTGACTTGAACCATACTTGAACTTTTTCTGAGCATAGACATCAATCAATTCCAGGACATCTTGAGTGAAGAATGTCTCGGGATTTTTCATAATATCCTTTTCCCAGAACTTGTTTTCACCGAACACGTAGCGATTACCAACTCTTTCAATTACACCACCCTCTACTGCAAGAGGTAGAAGACCATAATATCGGTCAAGGCCGCGTTCATCGTAGAATAGTCTCACTTCTACATCACGATTTTCTCTAGATAGGCGAGATTTTACAGTCTTAAATCTCAAAATAACACCAACAACCTCAGTGCCTTCCTTTTCCTTAGACTTGGAAATATTAAGAATTGTGGAGGCTGAATAGGCCAATCCGCTACCACCGGACATTTTCTTTGCGGTGTACATTGACATAGACTCATATAAATGATTATTGACAATCATTGGGACGTTTGCTTCTCCCAGCTTAAGAGTCAACATCCTGAAGGTTCCCTTGAGAAGTTGAGCCTTGGTCATATCTCGGGTATCCTTTTCTGCTAGTGTATCATCAATTTCTTTATTAGTTGACAGCATTCCCAATGAATCTAGAACTAAAAATAAAGGCTTGCGATCACTCTTAGGCTTTTTAAGATACATATCAACAGCCTTTAATGCTCTCGTGCGAAATTCTTCTACAGTTACAACATTGCTAATAACTACTCTATTAACATCAATTCCTTTTTCTACTAATAGAGTCTTATTAATAGCGGATTCTGTATCAAAATAAAGACAAATTCCCTCTGGATTCTTGGTAAGAAATTCCCTAACCACATTAAGAGCAATAAAGGTTTTTCCGCAAGATTCATCTGCGGCAAGGGCCGTAATTCTACATTGTGAAATCCCCCCGAAAATACTACCAGAAGCAAGAGCGTTTAAGACATATGACCCGGTATCTACATAAGATTCATTTTCAACAATATCTCTTGCAAGTTTAGTATATTCACCACCAACTTCTTTAATCAAATGCTTTAAAAAATCATCCATATCGTTTTATCCAAATAAAAAGTCTAGTGTGCTTGTTTCTTGTGTTTTCCAGTCAATAACATCTAAAATTGCCTTTAGAGGTGAAATAAAGGTTTTTTCAAATTGAGTGTTGTAGTCTACAAATTTTCCTAATCCAAGATCTGTTGGAAATCTCTGAATGAATGCAATTACATTTTCATTAATAGGATTCGGCATCTTAAGATAACAAACCTTAATTTTTTCACCATCCTTAATGAGTGGATACTTCATATCAAGCTTTTGCTCTTTTATGTACCTATTATAAACCAACGAGGCTCTTGATTGCATCGGGGTTCCCTTCTGATATGAATTATTGGCTGCGGAATATTTATTAACGTTGCTGACACTCTTCGGAGATGATACCTCTTCGGGTGTGAGTCCGAAAAACTCTTTTCTACATGATTCAATAAAACGAATAATATCGTCGTTATCACCTTCCAGGATTAGCTTAATGCCCTCTTTAATTCTGGTCCTGCAATAAGCTGGAGTAGAAGACTTAATTGCCGAAATTCCAGAAATTGCAATTTTAGGTTCAGCATATCTAACTCCCTCATTGTCCCAGACATTCATAATGTAATTTTTTTTAGCCACCCACAGACCAGAAGAGCATAGCTTTTCTCTCTTCATACTAAGATGTCGTCCAAAAGAATTGAGCGTATCACAAATTTCGGTGAACGAATTATCAATACACTCTTGAACTTTCGTTGAGCAAACCTTGTCCATAAAGTCAATGATTTTACCCATTTCAACTTCCTTATCACCAAAAATACGCTTAATAATTGGCTCAAAGTTTACCATAATAGAATCGGTATCCATTGCAATCGCAAAATCAAAATCAACAGTTCCAGCAATCTTATTTAAAAAAGCATTCATTCTATTCTCTAGCCAACGAATAATCGCCTGACCAGTATAGGTAATTGCCTCTGCATTTCTTAGATCGTAATATCTAAAATACTCACAACCTAGTGTTCCGAATGCAGAGTTAAGAACAGTTTTCTTTACGTTCTGATAATTATTATATACCGTGATCTTTTTTTGAATCTCTAATGATGGATTCTTTTCATATTCAGCCTTGGCCGCCATCATCTTCTTCTTATAAATGACTCTTTCGTTATATAGTTTTTCCATCAATTTTGGTAGAAACCCACTTTTTGTCTTATCATACATTGAACCATTTGCACATACACAATAATCAGTATTATTGATAAAATGTTCAGAGAGAATTGACTCAACCGAAACTTCAGTATTCCTCTGTGGTACTAGTGTCTCTGGACTAATATTAAACGTGCGAATGATTGATGGATAGAGAGAATGAACGTCGTATGTTACAACATAATTAAATTTACCCACTTGTGTAGGCTTGACATATGCACCCTTGAACTTCTCGGTCTTTAATACAGTTTCTTGCCGTTGTGGTATGCAGATGTTTTCCCTCTTAAGATAGTTATAAATGATAGAGTCCCACATTCTACTTTGAAAGAATACATCCTCAAAGTTTACTCGGGTATCAAATGCCATTGCAAGGGCCAAACCAATAAGACCTTCACTTTCTTCTAGCTTACTTACCAGTTCACAATCTTTAATGTTATACTTAGTAAAAGTGGCGAAATCTTGTGTATAGAAATCTGCAAAGGTTTCATACTGAGAGTGGTCTAATTTTGTCTCATTTAAAATTTCCTGAGCAACCGTTTCTAGTCTATTATTTTCTAACCGTCTTTGGCTAAATTTTTTAAAAAGTGAAAGGAAATCTAAACAAGATGTGCCGGCAAGTTCATATACATATTCTTCACGGTTGGTTTTTTCAACTTTTACTTTTCTTTCTCTGATATACTTCCAAACCGATAGCCTTTTTGCCTGAGACTCTGAAATTACAGATGAAATCCTACGAACAAGATATGGAATGTCAAAAAATTCAACATTCCATCCGGTGATAACATCCGGTGGTTCTGATTCCCAAAAGGCGAGAAACTTCTGTAAAAGGTCTACCTCATCTGCACATTCATAATAAATATTGTTCTCAATCTTTTCGCTAAATTGTCTGCTGCCCCAAGTATATGATTGCTTCGTTGCAAAATCTTGAACTGTGATTAAAAGGACTTCTTCTCTGGCTTGTTCAACATTAGGAAATCCATAGGTTGAAGTAGTCTCAATATCAACAACATATATTTTTATCTTGTTGATGTCAAATTCAATGTTCTCCTCAGGATAGTTTTCTGAAATATATTGAGTAACCGGGGAAATATCTCCGTAGATTGAAAAATTGTCAATGTCCTTGTACTTCTCTAAGAAAGCCCTGGTGTCTCTAATTGTTCCAGGTTTAATTGGATTTAGATATTCACCTTGAAGAGTCTTATACTTACTAGCTTCCTTAGATTTTATATAAAGTGTTGGCTTATATTCTACTCTGTCCTTGAATGAAACTCCATCCTCGTAGCCTCTAACATAAATGTAGTTTCCTACCTGCTTCACATTTGTATAAAATCTCATTCTTTACATACTGTCGTATTTTGCCTGAAGTTTAGCGTTTGGTTTAACAAGAGTGATGATTAAATCCTTATTGATAACAAAGCTCGTTTTATTTGTGTATTCAGAAAGATATGGCGAAATGGTAGCATGTTGGGCATCAGTGACAACATATGGATCAATCATCCACAATTCTGTTTCGTCTTCTTCATTGGCTTTAAGCTTCAGCCCAGAAATCAAAACTAAATCTGGAAGAACGATAATCCAGCAATCCTTTTTTGCTGCTTGTGCCACAGTATTAATTTCAGTTAACATCATTTGACTGTTCGGCTTTTGGATACTTATTTTTATTACCGATTGTGTATTTTGAAACTAATTCATATTCTTGACGGTCTTTATAAGACAGAACCTTAATTAAACTTAAGGGTGCCATATCTAGAACCTGTTCTGGATTTACAATATGAATTAGCCCCCAATCCGAAAGAAGTTTTACAATTCTGTTTCGCCGTTGAAGATCTGAATGTGTAAGAGAACAATACTTACCGTCAAGTGCAAAAAGTTCCTTATAAGATACGATATAATACTTTCCAGACTTATGCAAGATGTGAGCACTCTGAAACAGTTTCTTTTCGTGCTTACTAGAAATACCAACTCGTTGTAATGTCTCTTTAACAACTAGAAAAGTATCGGGCTGCTCAAGTGTAACTTCAACCATCATTGAAGGATTCCATTCCACAATTCCTTCTTTATTAAATTCACCCATTTTTGGCTCCACCTTTATTCAATCTTTGTTTGATAAAATTTATCTCGTCTCTATTTAGAACCCTTATTGCCTCCAGGGCTTTCTTGTCGCAGTAACCGTAGTATTCTTTGACTGCTGCCAGATTCTCTGCATCACTTCTCTTTACCCAAGGTGAATATCTCTTTTTCTTTCTAAGAGAGTTTAGATAAAAGGCGTATTGCATATCCTTAGAAATATAAGGATGCTGATTCATCTCATTTGCAAAAAGAATCGTGTCAAGATGACCAGCAACGCACTTATTGACAATATAGGGATTATATGATGAGATGTTTTCAGGAATTTCCTCAATCAAATTTTCCTTAGAAAAGTTAATTGAGGTTAACCATTTACCTAAATCTGGTGTTGTCATTATCCAAGATCCTGCACATATTCGTTCCAGTCTTCTGGTTCAGTTTGAGCTTCTTTCGGAAATGCCGAGTCAAAAGTTTCTGAGCATAAACCAAACACTTCAATAAGTGTAAGAGTATCAGTTACATCAATACTCTTGAGTTCTTTATCCGCTACCCAATCTCTAAAAAGATCTATCTCTTTCCATGGGTCTTCGTCATATCCCCATGGTGGAATTTTTTCATTCATTTCAATATCAGCAAATATAATTTAAAATTTCTAAATCTCTTTCAGAATCTGGCCCAGTTATCATAACGGGAGAGGCCCAATCACCCATGCCGTTTAAAGTTGATAAAATAAAATCATCTACTTGTTTTGCTTGATCTTCGGTTTCATATCTTCCTCTGGTGTCAAAGGGTTTATTCCGCTTTAGGAAAAAGTTTTTGTAAATAATTCCATGCTTCTGGGCATGTAAAATGAAAGATTGTGCAGCAACACTAACATAGTTCTCTCTACCTTTTAAGTTAAATTCCTGATATACACCCGCAAGAAGAAATGGGCTATCTGTAACAATATAGTCAACTTTTCCATATAGAAGGCTTTCATATGAACTTTGCTTACCTAGAAAATACAGGTGATCCCACTCTCCCGGCTTACGATTATTCCAAGCCCAGTTTTTGACATATTCTCTAACCAACTCAACATTCTTCCCCAAAAGTTTGAGTCTTGAGTATAGGAGGGCTGCTGTAGTTGATTTTCCACAACCCGAACCCCCAAATAAGTTAATTACAACAGTATTGTTATCATTCATTTGCTGCACTCAAATAACCAGGTAGACTCTTATAAAGAGTGTAGGCATATTGACGTTGTTCATCGGTTAATGAATCTTGATGCAGTTCACTGAATTCTCCGGCTGGTTCTTCGTTTAAAAGGCCCATGACGATGTATGGCTTCCAATTTTCGTATGCAAATGGATTCAGCCAGGTTGAATCTTCAGAAAGATTGCGGTAAAAAACTGTTGCAAGCGTGGCTAGGTCTTCGTTTTGATTTCTGTTCATAATTAGTTCCATTCGAGTTCGTACATAATTTCGGTTACACAGGACATCATATTGATTTCCTGGTCTGCAACTCTCGTTGCTAAATCCTGGTATTTCGCCAGAATAATAATACAGGGGGGAATTGTTGATTTAACAATTTCCGTGTTTATCCACAATTCATCAAAGATCTTTCTTATGGTTATGGAGGGATCGTTATCAATATTCTGAATAACCCATTTTCTGACGTTTGCATAATTCTTGGCCTTAATGTGTTGAAAAAGTTCAACAACAGAAACATCAGATGATACTCCAAGAATGCCAACATCAATAATGCCATTTCTTACATATCCTTGCAGTTCAAGAAGAGTTCTTCTAAAATCTGGATAATATTTGCCGATATAAGAGGCAAGAACCTTGGGTTCAAATTCAATATTTTCAGTCTCTAGAATATTAGAAACACTCTTGAAAAACCGAGCAAGAATCTTTTGTTTTTCATCGGTAGGAAATGTAAAATCAATATGTGTGAATCTTGAGCATAATGATTTGTCTATTCTGTTCTTATAATTACATGTAAAAATAAAAACACAATTAGTTTGAAATTCTTCAATAAATGCCCTAAGTGCAAGTTGAGCATCATGTGTAAGATTGTCAGCCTCATCAATTAGAAGAAATTTCTTTCCAGTTGACGAAAGTGAAATTGTAGATGCATATGATTTTACCTTATTACGGATAACATCAATACTTCGTTCCTCACTACCATTAATCTTCATAAAATCCCGGCTCAATTCATCAGCAAGGGCCAATGATACTGAGGTTTTACCGGTTCCCGATGGCCCCGATAGAAGTAGATTTGGTACGTTACCTGAATCTCTTACTTCTATAAAGTATGACTTTATTTGATCGGGTAGAACACAGTCGTCTACAGTTTTTGGCCTATATTTTTCTACGAAGAGGAATTCATTGTTCATAGGTTTTCAAGTAGTGGAATAAATGTCAATGATTTTCCTTCTTCTATAATTTTGTTCATTCCGACTATTTCCAATTCCCAGCAATGTAACGAAACTGCACAATTCATTACTTTTTCGGAAGATCTTCTAGCCTCATAGTACGCTTTGGGCCAAATAGAGTCACCGAGATTTTTGATAAGATCTTGGTAATCACAACGCTGAATTGAACTAAGACTATCCCAATATATCCAAAAATTAAGTAGAGGTTTATAGTTTGGTCCAAAATATTTCTCAGGAATTGTTAATACCCTTGGATCGTTTAATTGTTCACTAATTTGTTTGTGGCGGGTTGTGGGTAAATATAAATCTTTAGATTTAACTGGGTTCGTTTTAAATTCAAAAGCATAACTACCCGTAAGATTACCACCATTATAATCTCTAAAATTACGGGAAGGTGGAGAATCAGTATTCAACAATTCATCAAACATAGCCCGATCCCAAATACAAATATTATTACTCATACTCGTTCAAAAGAGCTATCTGGTTCAAGTGCAATAACATATTGAAGATCCTGGCTCTGATTGGTAAACCTAGAAGCAAATCTACCACCAGTAAAAGCCGCAATGTCTAAATTATAAGAGCCCGGAAGAATCATAAGATTCTTTTCAATAAAATTAAAGCTGAAATCTTTATCTGTTGTTCCAATTTCAACATTGTAGCTCTTTGAGGCTGGATCTTCTTTATTGTGAACCTTAAGTTCAATTTTTCCTTGATCACCAACCAATGAGAGGTCAGTAAGAATATACATGTTGGCTGCTTTTCGGACTCTCTCTAAAAGACTGGAATCCAATGATACACTAAGAACTACATCATCAAATGGATATTCCTGAGTTGGAATATTGAGATTCTTTGATAATGAAAAAAGGTCAGCATAATAGAACTTCATTTTGGTTGTCCCCTGACTGACCAGAATGTATTGCTCATCAGAAAAATCTACATCCGCATCTTTATGGAGCGTAAAAATATTTAAGAACTGCCTAAGTTCATAAATTGGAATATCCCTAGGAAATGTCTCAACCACGGTTGATCGAGCATATACATTGCGTTCAGGATTAATTGTCTTTATGACATTTCCAGGAGAAATAACGATAGAGTTATTAATCGTTGAAAAGTTCTTTAAGATGTCAATAGTCTCAGGTGAAAGTTTCATAATTATCTGTAGTTGGTTTATCGTGATTTGAAAAGTGATATAGGAAGATTCCGAAGTGAATTATCTTCAGGCAATCCGATTTGGAAAGACCATTTTTCTTTCCATACCGACTAGCATACTTAATGATGCTAGAACGGGAAAACGGAATTCCATCTCCGATTGCCGATATGAGATCCATTGCCTGAATACCATTCTCGCCGACGTAATGCGCACCATATGTGCCGATAAGATATTCCTGTATCTGTTTGAGGATTTCGCCCTCATTGTATTTCCAAAAGTGCTGGTTTTTATCTGTCATTTATTTTTTTCCAGTGATGTTAATGTATCATATAAGACGCATAAGCGGTGCTTATGTATGTCAGTTTTTAAAGTGTCATTAGTGGAGGAAGACATACTAGAGGCTCGCCATCTTCTATAAGAAGGTGTGTTGCAATTGTTTCTAGCTCAAAATTTGAAAACATATTTAATTGAGATCTTGTTAGTTTAATGTCTACACAGCAAGATATACGATTTATTAAATTTTCATTATACCCAAAATCGTATTCTTTGGCTACAAGGTCCCAATATTCTACCTGTTTATTGTAGTCAAGACTTTCCCAATAAATCCATAAATTAAGTAGGATCTTGTAGTTTGGACCAAAGTATTCCTCAGGATTCGTTATAACATCTGGGAAACCATTAAGATTTCTAACATTTTTATGGGTGCGAGAGATATAGTTCATAGTTGTTCAAAAAGCCTTGGAAATAATAATTGCTTGCCAGATTTTAAAATAAGATCAGCAACAATTATTTCACAATCGAGATAGTCTAGTGTATTAACAATGTTCGGACCACAAAGGCGCTCTGCATAACGAGTAATATAATCCATTCCACCAAATGGGCAATATATCTCATAAAATAAATCAAAAAATCTACCGTGCTGTTCTCTTGATAGTTCATCATGATAAAGCCAATAGTTTAAGAGAATCTTATAATTACGCCCGAAATAATGATGAGGATTTATTAAAATATCTCGGTTTTCAAATTCTACACTAATGTCTCGGTGGGTTTTAGAATAATGTGGCATTCACATTTTTTTGAACTAATTCATAATAGCACTAAAAGCACCCGAATAGAAAATATGTGTGCCAGTTTCTTAAGTGGCCCGAACTATACGACTAAAATTGCCCTGTTTCTCAAATTCAATAACATGTTCAAACTTTTCGGTAACACCTTCTCTATGTGAAATAATAAACGTATTAGTTTCAGTGAAGACGTACCTGATTATTTTTATGAATTCTTCAATACCAGACTCATCTAATGAGCTATCTAAAATTTCATCAAATAATAGAAAATTGATGTTAGTTGAATTTTTGATCTTTACTAATTCTCTAAATGTCCATAGAATGCTAAGATTTATTCTTTGCTTTTGCCCTTCCGAAAAGGAACTATAGGAGAAGTTATCGTGTAGAGGCGAATTGATAGTCTCGTTAAACTCTTCATCAAAGTTAAAGTTAATAAACATATCCATTGTATTAAGATACTTATTAATTAACTGATTGATGATTGGCAAATACTTGCGTATAATTCTAGTTTTTACTCCTCCATCTTTAAGAAGACCACTCATGTACTCATAATACTGTAGCGAATCTTTCTTTCTTAGAAACTCATTCTGAACTTCCAAAAATTCAGCCTCAAGTTCCGATAGCTTCTGATTTTCGGTATTACAGTTTTGCATACCCTCTTGAATCGTTTCTATCTCATTATTCAGTTCGGTTATTTGTCTTTGTGCTGTATTAATTTGAATATTGTTGGATTGTATCTTCTGATTTAATTGAATGATTTGATTAGAAATTTTACCGAATAACTCTTGGTTTTCTTCTTCTTTTTTTATAGTATCATTCAACTCAGCAAAGGCACTTGTCAATTCGGATGATGATTTTTGATACTCAGCGATCTTTGTTTGTTTGAACTCGTCATCAATTTCTTGAGTGCAGGTTGGGCATACCGAGTTTTCGGAGAAAAAATTAAGATCTTTATTGATCATTCCAATTCTCTGAGACAATTTACCCTTAAGAGTTCCTAACTTCTTAAGTTTATCCGATGATGTTGCGACTACTACAGATTTACTATTGAGCTGTTCAACAATACCTTCATTGTTTGAATTTGTCTCTAATGCCTTTTCAATAAAATCTGAAAGTTCTCCAATTCTCTTTTGCTTTTCGTTAATTCTATTATTTCCTTCCTTTTCTAGCCCTTCAATGAAATTCCTCTGCATTACACATTTTTCATGTAAATGGGTTTCAGATAAATTGAGTTGCTTAAGTTCGTCTTTAATTGTTCGCAGTTTATCTTTAATGATGATATTCATTGAAGAGAAGATACGAATATCTAATAGATCTTCAATAATTTCTCTACGACTCGCAAGAGGTAACTGCATAAAGGGAACATAATTCCCGCTACCGAGTATGACAATTTGAACAAAGGTCTTAAAGTTCATCTTAAGAACATTCTGCTCAAACCATTTCTGCTGATCAACGGCAGAGGCATCTTGTTCTAATAATTGTCCATTTTGATACAATTCAAAAATGTTTGGCCTAAGTCCACGTCTTACTAACCATTTAGCCTGATTAATAGAAAATTCTAATTCAACCAAACAATCTTTTTCGTTGACAGAATTGATAAGTTGTGGCAGATTAACTGGCCGGTATGCCTTCTTAAAAAGAGCAAATGTAATTGCCTCAATGATAGTAGATTTTGAGCTTCCGTTTTTACCAATCAAAAGAGTTGTTGGATTTTTATTAAGCTCAATTTCAACAAATGTATTTCCGACAGATAGAAGATTCTTATAGCGTACTTTCTCTAGGATTATCATACAAAAATTTCATCTAACGTCGTTGTTGGTTTTATTGATTGTAAACGTTCTTCTGCTATTCTGCAATATTCTGCATCCAGATCAATACCTATGAATGTAAACCCCTCTAGTAAAGCGGCTTTTCCTGTTGAACCCGAACCCATAAATGGATCAAGAACTGTTCCCCCTGGTGGAGTAATTAGGCGACATAAATATCGCATTAAATCGGTTGGCTTTACCGTTGGATGTATGTTTGACTGTGTAGTTAGTCCTTCATTTCTGTCCCCTTTACTGGCCTTGGCGCAGTAAAAGAAGCGAGCGGCGCTGCCGGTGTCGGAGTACTCGCAGTTTACCTCAGCGTAACTTGAATTATTAAGACGTGTTTGATTTTTAACTTTCCCTTTACGAAAATTTCCTTTGTAGCTTTGAGACTCAGGAAACAACCCCACCACCTCGTCGCTGCCGTCGTGGATCAGGTTGGCGGGCCAGCGGCCAGTGACTTCGCCACCTGCTGACCCAGGGCCAATCCCGTCGTCGTGCCGATACCCGGCGACAACACGGCTCTTTCTACTGGCTGATGTTGGAGAGGCCGGAGTATTGAAACGTTGCCCCGTTCCCACTCTACACCCATCCACATTGATCCCCCCGGTTCCATACTCTAACACATTAGCGGCAACTGTTCCTTCTAATGGTTTGCGGGCCACTGTTATTGGCTCCATAGCAGGTTTAAGCGAAGTTCCCCATCCATCCCATTGTTTAGCTTCGGCAGTAGCAGGGGCAGTGATATTGGGTGATGGTTGCCAACCATCACCCATCGCAATTCTAGGAGCTGTACTACCGGGGTTTGAAAGTTTTCCCACAACTTCTCTTTCTGCGCCCATAGTTCTATCAATCGCAATACTTATGTTATGCGATTTGGGCATTCCACTTGAATAAACCCAGGCAATCATATCACGAATCTCAAACCCAGCATCCTCAATATTAATGGCCATTCTATGCTGAGTACGAGTACCGGCAAATGACAATAAATGTCCACCTGGCTTTAATACTCGCAAACACTCTTTCCAAATCTCCACACCTGGAACATCATAGTCCCATTTTTTCCCCATAAAATTTATACCGTATGGGGGATCAGTGCAGATTGCATCAATAGAATTATCTTCCAACTCCCTAAGATGGTCAAGGCAATTGCCGTTCAATATGGTATAGCTCATTTATAATATAGTATAATTGACATTGGTTAATTTACAAATTTTTATTATCTGCTCGGCATCGTACTCAACAATTTCTATTTTGTCTCCTTTAAGTTGCATTGAAAAATGTTCTGCATCTTCTTTTTTCTGAAAGAGATGAACTACACCAGTAGAAACTGAATATGCTTCACGATCATTCAATACAATTAAGAACATTAGACCAACTCACATGCCTCTTTATGTATTTCCGAAAGAATTAACTTTAGCTTATCTTTATTCAAGTCAATTTCGCTCTCGTCAACAAATCTTTGAATTAAACTGAACGTGTCTTCATTTTCTAATTGAAAGTCAAATTCTTGTTCTTTCTGTTGTGAATAGTTCTCAATGATCTTAAGATCAGCAACTCCTATTGAATAGAAATTAGAAATAAACTGATCAAACAAAACATTATCCGATTTTGTTCTTACAATTACCTTAATGATCTTTCCAGCATATTTTTCAAAGTCAAAATCTTCAATATCAGTATCTTCATAATATACATAATCAAACAATGAATATGGATTATTTACATAAGCATGTTTAAGAGTTTCAGTATCAAAAACAACGAATCCTCTTGAATCTCCAGAATCATTAAAGAACATCTCATAAGGATTTCCAATATAGAAAACTGTTCCATTATCAGAGCGAGTATGATAATGTCCGGTGAAAACCTTTTTGAATTTTGAGAAAATATCAGCATCTCTTCCATCTTCCATTGCCGTTCCACGATTAACATAGAACCCATTCAGTTCAAGATGCCCCATTGCAACTTTGGCCTTTGTGGTATCAATAAGATCAAGAGTTTCTTTCTCATTCTCTGAATTGATCCAAGGAATCATTAAGACAGAAAGTCCATCAAGCTCTACAACAGTTGGCGATGAATAAGTTTGAATATTTGAATACTGACTAAGAAGTAATTCTGGGGTATTGATTCGGTTAGTATTGCGATAATATGTAGTATGATTTCCTACGAGAGTATGAAGCTCAATATTCATACTCTCTAGTCTATCATAAAAGTTTGTTTTAGCCCACTCAATAGTTGTTAGGTCTAAGGTCTTTCTGTTGTCAAAGGTATCCCCCATGTCAACAACTGTTGTGATATTATTCTTCTCAAGAAACGGAAAGAATACATCATTATAAAACTTCATGAAATAATCGTGAAAGACTGCTGACTGTCTTTTGAAGCCGAAGTGAAGGTCAGTTAAAATAACCACACGAGACATAGTTATTAATACCTCTGTTTTTGATGAATGTTATCTTTGATTGTGTTATAATCCGAATGATTTGCGGTATCTGATGCGTCACCGTCTTCCGAAAATACTTGATCAAAGCCATTTCTTTCAATTAGGCGGTCGTATAAATCAAGAACTTTTTTCTCATGTTTAATTCTACGAACGAATGCCCAGTAACACAATTGAGTAAAATATGCAAAGGGATTCTTTTCGGTTCTTCCTTCGGAGAAGTTTGGATTATAATTGAGAACGTATCTAACACAATCTGTATAACCATCCGAAATCATTGAATCTTTAAATGGATAATTGACAAATTTTGTATTGAATGATAGATGTGTGGCGATCTTTAGAAAACAGTCTCCAATGTAATTTGGTATGCGAGGTTGTGGTAGACCTTTTTCTAGGGCCTCTTTTACTGTACTTTTGTATTCAACCAAAGAATTATAGAACTTAACATTATCAACATAATGTGTGCTTCTTTTTCTTTTCTTCATCACTGATGTTGTTATCATTCATTCACCTTTCGTTTTCTGATATTTTCTAATAATGCCTCTAAGACCTTATTTTGCACTCTTAATATAGCAGTTTCTGCTTGTATCTTGGCGGTTTCTTCTCTTAATATAGCAGTTTCTACTTGCATTTGGGCAGTTTCTTCTCTTAGCCGGATTTCTTCTTCTCTTAGCGATAATGTCTTTTCTTTAAGATCCCTTATGATCCTATTTGATACAAACATTGGTTAATGTGTTTTATTAAATTCTAGGTAAAACTCGTAGGCTCTTACAGTTTGAATGATTTCTCGGGTTGCATTTGGATTTTTTTCAACTCCATAGCGAACACTCCCATCCTTATCTCGGGCGAGAATTGTTAGGATTTCTGGTGGTGTGTTGGGGTTGCGTGCAACTCTACTGCGAACATTCCAAACCTCATCTCGGGCAAGAATTGTTAGGATTTCTGGTGGTGTGTTGGG